GTGCAAATTAAATAATAATGGAAAATATACATGACTTAGATCAAGACCAACTTTACAACTTGAAGAATATGCTTACAAGTTGGAATGTAGATGATATTCGAATAGCATTAACATTATTAAACAATGCTAATTTTGAAAACTCAAATATTACTCAACAAGTGAATTACCTAATGAATGAATGTCCAGGATTAAGATTTGCTGTGTTTAGTAATATTGAAGGTGGACATCGTGTTCGATTTCATTTTGAAGATAAAAGACAAAATATGAGTCGTGAACAGTCATTATATGTTGATGATGAGTCAACTTCTGAGTCATTGAATTATAGTCCATATCCACATCCTCTTGATAAATTGAAATATACTGACCCCTACAAATAATATAAATTTAAGTATAAATAAAAAGTAAAAAATATGGCAAAAACAAGTAAAAAACAAAACGCGACTGTATCATTAAATGTCCATGAATTAAAGGACTTTTTGAAACACATTATTGATAACAACCGTTATCTACAAGAAAATAATAAACCAATGGTATCAACTGAAGTTATAGGTGATAGTGGTATTGGTAAAACATCTGCTATCGTTCAATTAGCAGATGAATTAGATTTAAATTTCGTTAAATTAAACTTAGCTCAAATTGAGGAAATAGGTGACTTAGTAGGTTTTCCAATTCGTCAATTTGAAATGAAGGATAAGAAATTAAGTGAATGGGTAGATGAAAATTCAGTTGAGGACTATCGTAAGAAAGGTTATGAATCTACAGGTTTGAATCGTATGAGTTATTGTCCACCTGAATGGATTAGTGGTAAAAAAAGTGGTGGTATTCTATTATTAGATGACTGGAATAGAGCTGATATGAGATTCATTCAAGCTGTAATGGAGTTGATTGATCGCCAACAATATATAAGTTGGAAGTTACCTAAAGATTGGCATATCATATTAACCGCTAATCCTGATAATGGAGACTATTTAGTTAACAGTATTGATAATGCTCAGAAAACAAGATTTATTAGTGTTAACTTAAAATTTGATCTTAAATGTTGGGGTAAGTGGGCTGAACAAGCTAAATTAGATGGTCGTTGTATTAACTTTATGTTGATGCATCCAGAATTAGTTACTAAAGAAGTGAACAGTAGAAGTGTTAGTATGTTCTTTAATAGTATTAGTTCAATTAAATCGTTTGAGGATTCATTACCATTAATTCAAATGATTGGAGAAGGTAGTGTTGGTAGTGAGTTTAGTACTTTGTTTACAATGTTCATTAATAATAAATTGGATAAGATGATCTCGCCTGAAAATATTATGAGTCAAGATGAACAGTATGTGATGAACACACTTAAAAGTTTAGTGGGTAAAGATAAAGCCTATAGAGCAGATATTGCCGCTACATTAGGAACAAGGGTTGCTAACCATTTAGAATTTTATGCTAAAGAAAATGCAGTTGAGAAACCATTAATTGAACGTATCAGTAAAATTGTTACCGAGAAAATATTCGCAACAGATATTTGTTATAATATGGTTAAGTCAATTTATAATAGTAATCCGAATAAATTTAAATTAATGATTTTAAATAAAGGATTAGTGAAATATATAACTAAATAATACAGGTCCGTTGCTTTTACTATAACTCCTGACCCTGCAACATGGGTTGGGAGTTTGTTATTAAAACCGACTTAACCCCGCTTTAAACGGCTATCTCCCATGGTTCATATATATTTATATAACAGTATTTACCCCGTTAAATCCCCGGTAAAGGCCGATGAAAATATTTGGATGACCTCAACTAGGAGTTTGGAATCCCAGGATATTTTCCATATTTTTTTATAGCACTAAATTAATTAGAATGAGGAATAGAGGAATGAATGGAGAAGTAGGAGTTAGAGTATTAACGTTAAGTGACTGTGATTATTGCATTTGGTTGAAAAGTGAATTAGACGGTTGCGGAATAGCCTATGTCGACATTGACGCTAACAAATTTGATGAATTTTCTACTAGTGTAGAGAAAGAATATAAAACGGACACATACCCGATTGTGTTTATTGAGATTAAAAATGACACAATTGTTATACTGGGTGAGACAGAATTGGCTACCACAGATAAATTACGTACATTCGATACAATACCACATTTGGTAACAATAATTAAAAACTATATAAAATGAGATATAAACCTCAAGTTGAAAGAAAATTAGATCAATTAGAAAACATGCTAATTGGGTTCGGAGCACAATTCTCAGATCCAAACTTCACTATTGTACTTGCTAAAGACATGCTTAGTGAATTAAAGAATAAAGTTGAAGAAATTAGAACATTAATCAATTCAGAACAAGAATAAATTAAAACAATAAAAGTTATGCTAACACCAGAACAAATTAAAGACAATTGGGACTTATTTCTATCTAATATAGAATTATACATCTCAGAACCACGTAAACAACAATTACTTGAGTTTTATACTAGACACGAGGAACGTTTCATTATGATGCCCGCATCTCATAAATCTCAGTATCATAACTGTTTTCCAGGTGGTTATGTCGACCACGTAAATAGAGTAGTAGCTGCTGCCTTAACATTCAGTACTGTATGGCATGAGTTTGGAATGATAGATACTTACACAACTGAGGAATTAGTATTCTCAGCTATCAATCATGACTTAGGTAAATTTGGAGATGAACAGAACGCAGCGTATATTGAACAGACAGACCAATGGAGACGAGATAAACTAAATGAAACTTATATGTTTAACGATCGTTTAGAATATATGACTGTTCCTGATCGTGGTTTACATTTGTTGCTTAGTAATGGTATTGTACCTACTAAAAATGAAATGATAGCTATCAGAACTCATGATGGACTATATGATGAATCAAATAAAGCTTATTTAATGGGTTTCACACCAGAAACTAAGCCTCGTACTTCACTTGTATATGTTTTACATCAGGCGGATTTAATGGCGGCTAGAATTGAGTTTGAAAAGGAATGGTTACCTAAGTTATTAGGACCTAAACAAGAAACATCTAAAAAAGATAGTAACTTTAAATTAAATAAAAACAACTCGGCTGTGAAGCAAAAAGCATTGAAATCTATGTCTAATCCTGCTTTAGCCGAACTAATGAAAAATATATGATAATAGGAATTATTTCAATCGCATTATGGATAGCCACTGTAATTGGTTATATCATTTGGAACTTAAATAGTAAAGTAGTTAGACTAGAACAAATTGCTATTAAACAAAAAATTATAATTGATAGTGTAGCCGCTATCGTTGATGAATCAAATAGACAACTTAACGCTGTTGAATTAACTGAAGCATTCAAATCAGATGATCAGATAGGATTTTTCTTTAATAGTTTAAAAAATATTCAAGATTCGTTAAACCACTACCTTAAGAACGTTTAAACATGACAGAAGAGCAAGAAGTGTTGTTAACGAAGAAAGGTACTGTTCGTAAACGTAAACCTAAAAAAGCTAATATTTACTTTACTCAAGAAACTGAGGATGGTATTGTTGAGTATTTAAAATGTACAGACCAAGATATAAGAAATAAAATATTCAATGAAAAAATTAACTATTCGTTTCATAAGCTGGCTGAAAATATTATTCATACTTTTAAGTTTTACTATACAGAAGTGGATACTATCCCTGAGCTCCAACATGAAGTGGTGGCCTTTTTATTAGAAAAATTACACTTATATAATCAAAATAAAGGTAAAGCATTTAGTTATTTCGGTACTATTGCTAAACGTTATCTTATTCTTTATAACAATGCTAACTACAAGAAGCTAAAAGATAAGGCACCTATTGAGGCTATTGATGAAGATAAATCAATTTTAATTGATATTGTTAATAACAATAATGATCCACAAGTAGATCAACTTCCATCTTATTTAAAACAGTTTACTAAGTATGTAGATGCTAATTTGTTTGTTCTATTTCCAAAACAAAATGATGCTCGCATAGCTGACGCTATATTAGAGTTATTCCGTAAAAACGAAAATTTAGATATTTTTAATAAAAAAGCCTTATACATATACGTAAAGGAAATGACAGAGGCATCAACACCTCAGATAACTAAGATTATCAAACGTTTAAAATTAGTATATGTTAAAAAATATAACGAATACTATGAACATGGACATATTACAATGTCGATCTAACTCTTCACATCTCTCATATTTATATAAAACGTAAATATGGATTTTAATCAAGTTTTATTCAAAGATAAAACCTTTTCAAGCTTACTCGAGGATATATATAAAAACGCCAACCGTAAGGAAAAGGAAATCAAAGCATTAATCGATCAACTGAAACCTATGATACAGGAACCAGGTGACGCGATGATGCTTGTTCCTTTGTTAAAGGAATACATGGAATTAGCAATTAAGAATGATGACGCCTTAATTAAAATGGCGGGTATTGTTCAACGTGGTATGAATAGTAATGGCGGAACTATTGATGATGGTATGTTAAGTGATCGTGATAAGGAATTATTGTTCCAAGAAATTAGCAACATTGGTCATAATGTTGAAGTAAAACAACTTGAAAATAAATAATGGGTAGAGAAAATACTATACGAACAGGTATAAACATGCCTAACAGAATGCTGGATATGGCATCTAATGCTTATGGTTCTAGGAACATGTCTCGTCCTCCCTTCACTTATGGTCTTGTTAGATCAATTAATACTACTACAAAAGAAATAGTATATTCTCCTATAGCAAGTAATATACCTTCTTTAAAAATAGGTATTGCTATACCAATGTCAACCAACATTATTAAGTTACCTGAACCTAATAACATAGTTAAAATATTCACAGGACCTGGTACTGACTCCTCAATAGCTAATGCTCCTGGAGCTAATGTTATATATTATGATCCAAACCCAGTTAGTGTTTGGCAAACAGTAGATAGTAATAAAATTGATCAAGGTACTACTGCGACTCCTAAAGCTAAGGAAATAAGTGTGAGTAATAAAGATATAAAAAAAGCAACTACAGGTATACCTCATAATAAACCTAACAAACCCACAACATCAAAAGCAGGTTCAACTGCTACTCATTCTATAATTATTTCAAAACCACTAGCATCAGATAATAGTTTTGCAATTGTAGTTGGTGGTACTAAAAGTATTTATTTTGGTGCTACTTTTATGAAACAACAAGCTGAGATAGCTGGTATAATAAGTAATAAAAATATTGTTTTTAGTGATTGGGAAAATTCAACTGAGAGTATTATGAATACAGTTAAAAAAGATTATCCAAATGCTACATTCTCTTCATTTAACGGATTTTCAAAAGGTGGAGAAAATGCTAGTGGAGAAATAGGTAATTTTCCTTTTATTGGATTTATTGATCCATCATTAAATGCTAGTGTTCTCGCTATCTCTAAAAATAATCCAAACGCTCCAATTACTAATAGTAGCTGTCACATGATGTATAATCCTGCAAATTGGGATGATGATTATCCTACATTAGCTGCTAGACAACGAGCGGCTGGACCTAAAATGGGAACACGAGCTACTTTAGTTAAACAAGGACATGGAAAATTCCCAGTATTATTTTTTCAAACATACGGAAATAGATTATAATGGCAAACGACAAGATATATCCCATAGATATGGGTACCAAAGATATCCTCCTTCAAAATGAAGGTGGAGGTGGTATGATTATGAATGATCAATTTATTGGTATTGTAGGTAATATGCTTCCTGACCAAAAGGAACTTCTTGATGGTCAAGATAATGTTAATGGTACTAATATACAAACAGATAAATTTTCAAGCAATATTATAATTACTAACGCTAGCAGTAATCCTGTTGGTATGAGTGACTTAGCATCTAAAAACTTTGATTCATTAGATCAAAGTATAGGTGCTGACCAAGTAGTAGCTCCTACTGTAAATAATAATTGTGGAGGTGAGGCTTTTTTAAATTATGAGTTTCAAGAATTAGCTAAAAATTATGAAGCATTTAAGGAATTATGGCAACCTAGAAATGACAGTACAAAAAAAGCAGTAGAACTAACAACTAAGCCAAAAAAAGGTCTTATTGATCCTAAATACCAAAATGAAAAAGTTAAAACTGAACAACAGCTTAAAGATTTATTAATTGATCAACCAATAATTGATATAATTAAATCTAAAATAACTTTAAATGGTTCTAATTTTTTTAATATATTTGATTATGATAAAAATAATTATAATTTATCATCCGAAATCAAATTTCAATATACTGATAGATGGATACGTGATGAAAATAAAGATGATAAATATTCATTAGGTAAAGTAAAAGATAAAAATAAATTATTTAAAAATAATAATACTAATCAAACTGAAGTTAGAAGTATATTTGATATACAAACATTACCATCTGGATTAAGATCATTAATATTCATATTCACTAAAATTTCAACCTATAGCAATGATTTACCAGCAGTATTATTAGTAGCAATAGGTCCTGAGGAGTTAAATATACTTACAGGTTTAGGAATTACAAAAGCTCAAGCTTTTAATGATAATCCTATTGATGTTAATAAAACAGCAAAGAAAAAAGCATTATCAGATAATGAAATATATAAGAAATTTTTCGATCAATATGATGATATAATAAATGCATATAATACTGATAAATCTAAATTTTTAAACACTGTTTATAAAATTGTAAAAGAATACTTTGAAAAAGAAGCAGCTTATTATATTAAAATAGGTGAGGAATCTCAATGGTATAATGATAATATAGATAAAGATTACGGATTAACATTATTAGATATAGGATTATCTATAGCTTTAAAATATGCTGATTGTCCT